ACGTAGCATTCATGCTTCCACTCCATCTCCGCATCGCACCAACGTTTGATCTGTTGGCATTCGGCCATGATGGCCTCCATCGTCTTCTGACACTCGCCAGCCCAGATCGCGCTACAGGCCGCGTCGTCGGCCTTGCAGGCCAGAGCCCAGAGAGCCCGGATGCCGTCGTGTGTGCAGACACCCTTGCAGTCGGTAAAGGTCTTGTGGGCTTTGCGGGCGTTGGCGAGGTGCTTGCGGACGGTTGCGGTCTTCATGGTGTCTCCCGTTTCTTCGCCCACTATGCAGCATAGTCGCAAGGCTGTCAAGCATAGGATCAAAAGAAATATTCCACGGCATTGCAAAGCCAGATCAGGCGCACTCCTGAACATTTGTTTCCTTTGAGGATGATCTGTCCCGACAGATCACACCCAAAAAAAAACGCCACCCTTGCAGGTGGCGGTTCTCGTCTGATCAGGGGAGAGACAGACAGGGGGTCGAGCCCCTCTAGAGGCAGTGTAGGGATCGGGCCTGGGATGTCAAGGCCAGTCGAGGGGGGGTTGGTCCGCATCACCCCGTAACAACCGTAACCCTTCTAAAGAAGGGGTTACGTTACGTTACGGTGAAAGTGCCTTTGCCGCCGTAACGGTTACTGCCTGTTACGGTCCTGTTACGGCTGTTACCCTGAACTTTTGGCCAGTATCAATCCGCTTGACCTGATCTGATCTGAAACCACCCAACCGTGCGCCTTAGGTTCCAGATATTTGCAGTCGATCAAGTCTCGGATCAGTGATCCCGGTCTTGCCGATGCTTTCAGACCTTGATCGACGGTAGTTGGCTTCCACCCTGATGTCTCAAGATACTGACGCAACGCAGCACGGGTGAGATAGGGCAAGCCGTCAAGGACTTCGGCCCCAGAGCCCCACCAAGCATTCTCAAAGCACTTCCGGTTCTTGGCCCCGGGTGACTCCTTCTCGCGCACTGGCGGGGCATCAGCGGCCGCCAGAACGGCACTTGTGACCGGGGCGCCATCCTCGTCGAGCCAGCCGGGGATCGTCACGCTGGAGAGTTTGGCGAAGATGGGGGGCAACAGTTCGGCATCCTTCGATTTCTTTTGCGCAATCGTGATGATCCCCTCTTTGGCGGTGACCGACACTTCGATGTCCAGCGCACCGCGCCATGAGCTCGAGCCCCGTGCTCGCCCTTGCGCCTCATCGGACACGCCAGTGTGATGCACTAGCAGGACGGAGCAAGAAAACGTCGCCATGAGCGCCGCGCAACTGTCGAGCATCGCCTTGGCATCTTGTGCGCTGTTCTCGTCGCCAGCCAGGAATCGGTGGAGAGTGTCGACGACGATCAACGCCGGACGGGTCGACAGCGCCGCGATGGCGTCTTTGGCCTTCGCCAGTCCGGCTTGTGTGTCGAGGTCACAGCCGCTCGACGACAGCATCATGGTGCCACGGGGGATCACCACGTTGGCGGTCTGCCATGCCGCGAGACGACCTCGCAGACCGTGGTGTCCCTCGCCAGCCAGGTACACGACGGCGCCACGCTTCACCTTGGCACCCATCCAATCATTGACGCCAGCCGCCATGCGACAGCACCAATCAAGGACGACAAACGTCTTTCCCGATCCGCTGGGGCCATGCACCATCATCAGGGCTTCGCCTTGCGCCCAGCCCTTGATGAGCCACGATATCGGGGCAGGTTGTTCGGCGAAGTCGACGGCGTCCACGAGCCATTCACCGGCCGACGGCGCCAACAACGCGGGCAAATCCTTTCCCGCTTGGACGTAGTCGTTGGCATCGCCGGGGATCGGCGGGATCACATACCTGACGCCATGCTTTGCGCACGCTTGTTCAGCAGCACGGAGCCCGACGTGGCCCTTGTCGTTGTCGGCGACGATGGTTACCCTTGCGCCGTAGAGGCCCACGAGCGTACCAGCGACGTCAACAAGATTGCTTGCGCTGTAGGCGATGACGCACGGTTGGCCCGTCACCTCATGGATCGTCGCCGCCGTGGCAAATCCTTCCGCGAGATAAATCACGCCGTCGCTCAGGGCGCCGATCCTCCAGAACTTGCCCTTGACCTCGCCGCCAAGGTGGTAGCGTTTGCCGCCGTCGCCGTCGATGTACTGCAGCGACGAGATACCGCCGTCGACGTCGTAAAGCGGGACCACTAGCTTGCCGTCGGATGTTACCTTGCTGCCGTGCGCCGTGACGCCCTTGCGCAACAGGTAGGGGTGATCCGAGGTCGCCAACGGGAGGTCGGCCCAGATCTCTTCCACAACTTCGGCGATCACCTCATGCTGTTTGGCAACCTCGGCGTCCCTGACGGCGCGCATTTCTGCCATGCGTTTGGCGTGCGCCACTTCTTCCGCCGGCGTCCATGATGGCCCACCCTCAGACCGCCATGACACGTCAATCTGACGACGCCAGCACCCAAAGTGCCCAGCCGGTCGCCCGTCGGAGAATGCGACATACCAGCCGTTTTTGTCGTGCCCCTTGCCAGCGGTGCTCTTGAAGCGGTGGATCTTGCCGTCGAGGACTACCGACGACGGCGGCGTGATCCCCTCGTAGGCGATGGCATCGATCAGCTGTTGTTCCGGTGTCCTGTCGTCGACGGCGGATGCCAGGAACGGGCGATCAAATTTGACCATTGGTGGCCCCCTGAAGGTAAAGAGAGATCACGGTAATGGTCGACGGATTTGGCGTCGTAACGCCATGCATCAGCCGGTAGAGGGTGTCGTTGCTTAGGCCAGTCGCCTTAGCCACGGCCGCAAGGTTGTGATCCCGCAGTCTCATGCGGATTTCTTCGATGGTGATGGTTTTCTTGTCGCTCATGCTTGACATGTGCCGCATGTGCGGCTAGAAGTAAAGCACACGGCGCAACCGGAATCTTCCGACCGCGTCCAAACGGAGGCCACATGGCCATATCAGTCAAGCGCACGGGCTCACTGGGAGCTACCGCAGTCAAGATTCTCGGATACGGGCCAGCAGGCCACGGCAAGACCCGTGCAATCAGCACGTTGCCGACCCCGATCACGCTCTCAGCGGAAGGGGGCTTGCTGTCGATCAAAGAGTTTGACTTGCCCTACGTTGAGATCTCGACGCTAGAAGATCTGTACGACGCCTACCGTTGGGTGTCGTCGTCGGATGAGGCACGGGCGTTTGAGAGTGTCGCCCTCGACAGCATTTCGGAGATTGCGGAAGTGCTGTTGTCGGCTGAAAAAAAGGTCATGATCGGCGGCAAGCCCCGCGATCCTCGCCAGGCATATGGCGCCATGCAGGATCGGATGGGTGATCTCATCCGCGCCTTCCGTGACTTGCCAGGCAAGCATGTGTATTTCTCCGCCAAGTTGGAGAAGTCGGCGGATGAGCTCGGGGCCATCGCCTACGCGCCGTCGATGCCGGGTCAGAAGTTCGCGCAGCAGTTGCCGTACTTTTTCGACGAGGTTTTCGCCTTCCGCAAGGAGCAAGGCCACTTCGCGCTAATGACGTCGACGGATGGCCTGTGGTCGGCGAAAGACCGCAGCGGCAAGCTCGACCAATGGGAAGCGCCCGATCTCGGCGCGGTTATCCGCAAGATTGCGGGGCAGGCATGAGCCTAGATGACCTCATTAGCCAATGGCGCAAGGCGAAAGACGCTGAATCAGCAGCTGTAGAAGAGCGCCGACGCATCGAAGACACGATTGCGGTCATTATCGGGATTCCTGAAGACCTTGACGGCACAGTCAAAATCAGCGGCGTCTTGAAAATCACTGGCCGGATCGACCGCAAGGTTGACGCCGACAAACTGCAGGAACTGGCGAGAGAGGCGGGCCTGACGGATCACCTGTCCGGCCTGTTTCGATGGAAGCCGGAGATCAACCGCAAGGCCTGGGACGCGGCTGCAGATTCAATCACCCGCCCGCTTTTGGGCGCAATCACCAGCAAGCCGGGTCGCCCCTCGTTTGCACTCACTGACAAGAAAGAAGGCTGAAAAATGGCAAGTCTCGGCAAAAGCTACATCGAATCAGAGATCCCCAAAGGCAACGGCGGTGGCGACTTCACGCCCATTCCCGACGGGTGGTACGACGTCACCATCACCGAATCGGTCGTCAAGGCGACGAAAGCAGGGACCGGCGACTATCTCTCCTACCGTTGCGACGTCATCGGCCCGACGCACCAGGGCCGCGTGGTTTTCGGCATGATTACGTTGCGGAATCCGAACCCGAAAGCGGAGGATATCGGCAATCAGCAGATGGCCGAGTTGTGTCGCGCCATCGGCGCCGCTCGTCTCGACGACAGCGATCAAATCATCGGTAAGCGGATGGCGATCAAAGTCGTGACGGAGTCAAGCGAGCAATACGGCGACAAGAACAAAATCAAGTCCATGAAATCGAGCGGCGGCGTTCAGGCTCCGACGACGACGGCTACCGTTGCTCCCGCGAGCAAGCCACCGTGGGTGAAGTGACGACTTGACAACGTAACCGGGGCGCCCTCGGCCCCTTTCCTTTTGGAGTTCCCTTGTCCCCGATCCCACAGCCTCGCATCACCATTCAATCGTTGATCGACGCACACCACGAGCGAGGCCAGGAACCGCCACGACCTCACATGGGGGCAAGCGAGTTGGGCCACGCTTGCGACCGTTGGCTATGGTTGAAGTTCCGATGGGCTGTCGTCGAGAAACACAGTGGGCGGCTTCTGAGGCTGTTTCGTCGGGGCCACATGGAAGAGGCGACGATCCTCAAGGACCTCCGTGCCATTGGTCTGGAGATCAGAGAGACAACCGGCAGTCAGGCCCGCGTTGACTTCGGCTCCCATGTCTCAGGCAGCGTCGACGCCATCGTTGACAGCGGAGTGCCAGAGGCACCAAAGAAGCCACACGTTGCAGAGTTCAAGACTCACAGCAAAAAGAGCTTTGACGACGTCGAAAAGAACGGCGTTGAGAAGGCGAAGCGCACGCATTGGATACAGATGCAGACCTATATGCATGGTCTGGGAATCGACCGCGCCTTGTATGTCGCTGTCTGCAAAGACGACGACAGGATCTACACGGAGCGAGTGCGCTACGACAAAGAAGTAGCAGAGCGAGCAATCGCCAGAGGCCAACGTCTGGCATTGGCCGACGAGATGCCGCCGCCGTTGTCGACCGATCCCACATGGTACGAGTGCAAGTGGTGCCCAGCGCATAAAGTCTGCCATGAAGGTCTTGGAGACACGGCGCCGCAGAGTTGCCGGTCATGTGCCCACTCGACGGCGATGCCTGACAGCACATGGCGATGCGAGAAGCACAATGCCGACGGAATCCCGCTTGGGTTTCAGCGCACCGGGTGTGCGGACTACGCGTTGCACGATCACCTTTTGCCGTTTTGAGGTTTGTTATGGATGGATTTAATTATTCGATGAAAGCAATTCCAACGACGTTTGCAGGTGTGCGGATGCGTTCAAGGCTTGAGGCACGTTGGTCGGCGTTCTTCACCAACTGTGGATGGAAGTGGACCTACGAGCCCTTTGACACCGATGGTTGGGCGCCAGACTTCACGTTGCACATGCCAGCCGGTGACATCTACGTCGAGGTCAAGCCCGTACTGACGACGCATGTGAGAGACGTTTTTATTCAAGTTGCTCGACCGCTTGTGACGAGTGTCGGCGCACGGGCGTTGCTTGTCGGTAGCAGCCTTGATTTTATGAAGGGGTGCTGTGATGCAGCACTGATTGGCTTCGGTATCGGCGAGGGTGCCTACGACGATGGCGACGACATCGGGATCGGTTGCTGTGGCGGACGCAATGGGAGGGAGTTGTGCCGCGGTGGAATGGTCAGCATGTCGCCAAACGGCGCGGACTATACCTGTTGGGTCTGTGGTGACTATGACGGAAACCCGTCGCACGACGCTGTGACGGCTGGCGTTGACGCGCTGTGGGCAGACGCCTGCAACCGCTCACAGTGGCGAGGGTAACGCACATGCTCCGCCCCTACCAACAACGCGCCATCGAAATGGTCCTGGCATGGCTTGAGGCCAACGCCGGAAACCCCTGTCTCGTCATGCCGACAGGGTCCGGCAAGTCTCACGTCGTCGCGGCATTGTGCAAGCATTTGATCCAGACGTGGCCAGAGACCCGCGTGCTCATGCTTACCCACGTCAAGGAACTGATTGAGCAGAACATCGAGAAAATGCGCCAGCACTGGCCAGCGGCGCCGCTTGGGATCTATTCGGCGGGGCTCAATAGAAGACAACTTGGCGAGCCGATCACCTTTGCTGGGATTCAGTCGATCCAAAAACGCGCCGACGACGTTGGGCACGTTGATATCGTCCTGATTGATGAGTGTGACCTTGTCAGCCACAAGGACGAGGGAGGGTATCGGACTTTCCTTGCGGCGTTACTCGCAATCAATCCGCAGATGCGCGTGATCGGATTGACGGCGACGCCCTACCGAATGGGCCACGGTTTGATCACGGAGGAGCCCGCGCTGTTTCACGCGTTGATTGAGCCCGTCAGCATCGAAGAACTGTTGCACCACGGACACCTATCACCGCTGAAAAGCAAGGCGACGAAATCAAAGTACGACACAAGCGGCGTTCACAAGCGTGGCGGCGACTTTATCGAATCCGAGTTACAGAAAGCCGTTGATACCGACGAACAGAACCAAAAGGTCGTTGCCGAAATCTTGGAGCACGCTGGAGACCGCAAGTCGTGGTTGGTGTTTTGCACTGGCGTCGATCACTCTCTCCACGTCGCCGATGCGTTGCGCCAACGTGGTGTCACCTGCGAGACCGTGACAGGCGAAACGCCAAAGAACGAACGAGCCCGAATCCTTGCGGCATTCAAGGCAGGCACCCTGACAGCCGTCACCAATGCCAACGTCCTGACAACAGGATTCGATCATCCGGCAACGGACCTCATTGCCATGCTTCGCCCGACGAAATCAACGCGCCTCTTCATGCAGATGGCCGGACGCGGGATGCGCGTCGCCGCCAACAAGGCCGACTGTCTCGTGCTCGACTTTGCTGGCGTCGTCGAAACCCTCGGACCCGTCACCGATCCGCAAGTGCCAGGCAAGGCTGGCGACGGCGTAGCGCCGATGAAGCCATGCAAGGCATGCGACGAGCTCGTCCACATCAGCGCCAAGGTGTGCCCAACTTGTGGCGAGGTGTTCCCTGAATCGAAGAAGGATCCGACGACGGAGCCCATAGTGCTTGTTGACACCGACATCATGGGCCTGGACCGCGATGACCTCCGAGACCTGGAGGTTGGCTCATGGCGTTGGCGCCTCGCCAAATCGGCGAAGACCGGCAAGGAGCAAATCGTCCTGACGTACTATGGCAAGGCACTGTCCGACCGTTCCGTGTCCGAGTACCTTTGCGTGCTTCACGATGGCTATGCAGGCCAGAGGGCATGGCAGACCGTGGCGAGTATCGCCCAACGGTGCGGACCGCTACCAGCGGGGCTCCTAGCAAGCGAGGACGTGCATGCGTTGGTGGCGGCGATGAATGAGGCAACACCGCCGTCATGGATTCAGCACGCGAGAGAAGGCAACTTTGACAGGATCACACGTCGACACTGGGAGAAGACATGACCGATTCAGAACACGTCATCCAATGCCAAGCCATCCAATGGATTCGGCAAAACACGCCATATGTCTGCTATGCGATCCCCAACGGCGGCAGCCGTGGACGTCGTCAGGGTGCAGCGTTGAAAGCGGAGGGAGTGCTTGCAGGGATTCCCGATCTGCATATCCCGTTGTTGGCGCTTTTCATCGAAATGAAAACCAGCATAGGAAAAGTGTCGCCGATTCAAAAAGCGATGCATGAGCGCCTTCGGCATGACGGCCAGATCGTCGAGGTGTGTAGGTCTGTCGACGACGTGATCCGCGTCGTCACCCACCACATGGAATGGCGATGCGGAAAAAAACCAACACGACAGCCGATCAGGAAGGTGAAGACATGACCTCATTCCAAAGCCCCCAGCCCTCGCCAAGCGGCGTTGTCCTCTCACTCGCCCGTGCATTGGGTATTGTGTCTAGCGTTGACGACGTCGTCATTGTGCCGCTCAGTCAGTGGCACGCAATGCATGAGAGGCACGAGGCGGACGCCTTGGCCCTGCGTTCCGCACTGGCCAGGGTGGTCGAGATGGAGACCGCACAACACGCACTGGAGAAAATCGTAGCCAGACAGACAGCCCGTGCCGACGCCGCATGTCGCACGATTGAGCACAGGGATGAGCGAATCCGAGAACTCAACTTGTGGCTCGACAACCATGCGCCGATGGTGACGCGATGATCCGTCTAGGCTCCTGGCAAGACGTGCTCGCAGACGTCGACATGGTCGACTGCATCGTGACAGATCCTCCGTATTCGGCGAGGACGCATGAGGGGGCAGCGTCACTGTCGGGCGGGTCGGTGACGACTGGAGTCAACGCCTACGCGTCATGGAGTCTCGACGATGCGGAGAGATTCATCGACCATTGGTCGCCTCGCTGTCGTGGGTGGATGGTCCTCCACACCGATGACCACCTCGGTGTCGAGATGGTCGACATGCTCAGGGAGCGGAAACGAATATCGTTTCCGCTCGTGCCGGTGCTCCAACATATGCCGCGCATTCAAGGCGATGGGCCGGGGTCGCCGGGTCACTTCCTCGTCGTCAGCCGACCCATCGGAGCAGGCTGGAACCAATGGGGGTCGCTGCCATGCTGGTACGAGGCACCACGGGAGAAGAACGGCGCCATCCTCGGATGCAAACCCCTCGGCCTCATGCGCGCCATCATCCGCGACTACTCCAGACCCGGCGACCTCGTCTGCGATCCGTTTGTTGGCAGTGGCACCACCGCCATCGCTGCGCTCAGTGAGGGTCGGCGGTTCGTCGGGGCAGAGCAAAAGCCAGAGCACCACGCGATCGCTACCGCCAGACTCGCCAGGGGCTACACGCCTGATCTGTTCTAGAGATCACTCCAGAGCAGATCCAGCGCATCCCAAAGCCCCAGAAAATAAATCTCGACACAGTGCTTGACACTTTTACGAGTGTCACGCATAGTGGGCTCACGGCGCCAATCACGGAGCCGCAACGGGAGAGACACACATGAGCAACTACATCGTCAAGACCGCCGCCGCCGCCATGCCCAACTCTTGCTGGGGCGTTTACCGCCGCGTTGCCGTCCTTGAGGTGCAGGACGGCGTGACCGACGTCGCCATGATCTCCAGCCGCGCCCGTGGCGTGATCAGCGTCGTCTCGACGTGGGAAAAGTGCAACGTCGGCCAGACGTCGCGTTGCGCCTACCGCCGCGCCCTTGCTGAAGCGCAGCAGATGGCGTCCGATCTCAACAACGCCGGCAACGCCAGCGATGCCGTCGCCGTTACCCACGCCTGAACGCCGCACACAGAGGGAGAGACCACATGCTTACCGAATGCCGATGCCCGCAATGCGAGGCAGAGTACGAGCGAGACGAATATGAGGACG